CTCTTTAACTGCCTGGATAAGATCGTTGACGATCGTATCTACAAACGGGAAGGTATCGGTTGCGCTATCCATATAGAGTCGCTTGCGATAAATAAAGGTGTAGATCTTTCCCGCATCTCCCGTATCCGGGCCTCGATCCACACGGAACTTCCCATTGGTCGGGTTGATACAGTAGTAAATTGGCAAACCGGTGTAGCTCGCCGGTTGAGATTGGTCTTGGAACATACCCGCAAAACCACCAGGGTATTCAAAAAGATATTGCCCGTTGGTCTGGTCAAGCAGAACATTGGACGATAAAACATCCATATCGGTTGGCACATCGTACTCACGCTGCGCTGCAACCAGAGTAATCGTTCCCTCTTTTTCTTCTTTAGGAAGGTCGTGACCCGCATCGTACAGATCGGTGATTACCTCATTCCAGGCTTGCACCATAATGTCGATGTCTGCCTGATGACCGCTGTCGGTTAACGATGTTAGGTCGCCAGAATCGCCCTGTATGATCCTTACCCGCTTTAAGGAAAGGTTGATCGCATTTAAGAGGGTATATGCCAATTAAAGTTCCCTGAGAAGTTTCTCATATTCTTCCAAAAGATATTCCCGAGTAGATTTCCGATCGCACTCGATACCTACCTTTTTGCAAAGTCCAAGCAGACCGAAATGCCGGAGAGTCTTTGCCCTTTCGAGCGAGATAATGGTTTGCTCCGGTGCTGTTTCGATCAGCAAAATTAATTCATCTTTCGTCGGGGTTGCTGCATCCCGATCGATCAACCCCTTTTTTATAGCGACGTTGAACAATTCTGTTCTACGCATCATCTGCAAGGGATTGTTACTGCCAATAGTTTCTGATTCTGGGGTTGAAAAAATGAATGACGACATGATTACTCCTTATGTAAACCGATAAGAAAAGGGGGACCGAAGTCCCCCTATTCCGTTAGACCTTATGCAAGGTCGGTAGCACCACTCACGATGTTCCTGATCCAGTTGCCATTCAAAATCTTGGCAGCCATCCAGGACTTCCAACCCATCGTTGAAAGTTCGTTCAATGGGTCAGCTACACCACTGGAACCGCGAGACTTGCTGATAGCAAGAACGGCTGGGAGTTTGTCTCCCGCAGTGTAGATTTCTTTGATGTGTTCAGCACCAAATCCCAACGAACCAACCGAGTCTTTACCGAACACCACGCTGTCGTAGGTATCGATAGTTACAGCACCCGTCGAACGACAACCGGTTGCACCAACTGCAACACCACTGTTGTCATCGATCGATCCTTCCGAAGTGGATAACCAACGCACACCAGCTACAGCACCGAATTCACCCGGCGCAGTCGAAGTCTGACTGGCATAGGTTTCAACAGCGTTAAAGCCGGTCAGAGTGCGGATATCTTCCTCGACATCAGGATGGCATATCCCCCAGAAAGACTCACGGATCGGTGCGGTACCAATGCTTCGAGAACCTTCAGTCTGTGCCATAAACGCTGTACCATCGTTGCGTTTGATCTGGTTGACTGCGTTCTTGATGTCGTTCAGCTTGATAGCTGTTGCGACCGAAACACGGTTTGCCACGCCGTTGGCGTAGATCTGAGTTGCGTTGTCTTCCATTTCATCGCGCTGTACGCGGTTGATGGATTGACCTGCGTTGATACCAAGTACTTCTACTAACTTATCTGCTTGTCCGGTGAAGTTGCATTATCTTCAGACAAGATCGTTAGTCTTGTCCCGCTTTCGCTGCTGCATCTCGTCGATGCAGATGAGACTATCTCTTAATCCCTTTCGGGATTCTCTGCGCTTCGGACCACTTGGTCCTACTCCCTTTCGGGATAGTCGTTGAACGTTCCTCGTTAGAGGCTTCGCTGCGGATTGCCCTCGCCTTTACGTTAGGGGGTTCCCGCAATTCACAGAGTTCACTAATGCACGTTACCGCGCACTGGGGCCATATTAACCAAATCGACTTCTTCGTTAAGCAGAATGTAGTTACCGTACTTGGAGACGGCTTGTGTGATGTCAGACACACTCGGCTGCACGGCATCTCGCGTTGGGAACGCGACGTTACCGGTCAGTTGTGAGAGTGCAGCAGACACCGGGGTGAGGTTTTCGATCCTACGCCATTTAGCGGTGAAGGATCCCGTGTGTTCCCGGATTTCAGCCGGGACACTACCTACAAAATACGGGCAGCGTGCTTTCGCGTTTCTCAACAGAGTCTGTTGAAAAACTACGTTAACCGGACCCGCAATTTGAGTGGTAGTGGTAATGGGACTAGCCATTTACTACTCCTTATATATATTGCGAAGTGTTGAGGTTGAACTGGTCCTGTTGCACCTCATGCCGGTTTCGGTATCGGTGTACGTTCTCAGTTTTCTTCCCCTCTCTCATGCCACCCGTGGTATCGAGAAGGTCGGATTCTTTTACATGAGCGAATCTTTGTAGTGAGCGAACTCAGCATCGTTCATGTTATTTAAGTCTTTTGTACTGGGTGCATCTGGTTCTGAGATGTCGGGCTGGGATTCGACCGCAGCACGCATCGCAGTCTGATCCGCAGTCACACCGGGATCAGGACGTTCAAATATTTTGGCAATGTCCTGCGACATTCCGCGCATAACCTTGTCCCATGCGCCGGGGTTGGAGTGACGCTGTGCAAATGCGTTTCCAATTCTTGGATCCTGCTGGACCCGAGCAGTTACCAGACCTTCCAGATCCTGGTTAGACAGGTTTGAAAGAGTCTCGTTCAACCCACGCAGTTTGCCCATCTCAGAATCTATTTCAGTACGAATCTGACCCTGCTGCTGCTGGTGAACATAGTGTTCGATATTCGCCAGCCGGTCATGTTCCACTGGTTCGTGCTGTGGTGCTTGCTGTGGTTGCATCTGCTGATCGAAGTCAGACAAGATGTCGTCCAGCGATTCTTCCTGTTGTGGTTCTACTGCTTCTGGTGCCTTTTCTTCAGCCATGATTACCCCTTAGTAGGTCGATGATGAATTGCTCTCCGGATCGTCTGCCGGAATCGAATATCCACTTCTTTTCAGAAGAATCTGGTGTCCACCTGGGAACATCCGTAACTGCTATGTGGTCAAGCAGAGAGGAAAAGTCCGGGGTCGATCTGAGGTGCGCCAGGAATTCCTTGAGGTGCGGGGGCAACTCCTGGTGGTAGTCCGGGGATTGGGGGTTGTTCAACTTGTGGTTGCTCCTCTGCTAGATACGCCTCTAAATCCAAAGCTGGGTTTGCACGCCTCAGAATATCTCTACGGATCGCATCCAAATCAAGTGGGCGACCGCCCATCTCTCTAATCTGCGGATCCAGTTCAAGCAGCATCTGGAGTGCCTGGAATTCCTTCTGCTCCTGCTCTCTCCGCTCGATGGGTGAGGAGGAACCGAAGACCTCTATAAAAGCCTGTTCCGGTACATGGGTACGGTTAACGTCTACATATCCGGCGTACTGCGGGATAAAGACAGAAGTCTCACCCATTCCCTTGCGTAACATTGCCAGTTCCATCTGGAGAAAGGTAACGAGGGATTCAGTAAAACAGGAGATGTAGTCCACCGTCCTGGCTTGTCCGCGCACAAGTTCCTGATCGATCGCAAATGCGGTCTGGTGGGATTTGGTCTGTGCGCCTAAACGGGGAGATGAAACACCCGTCAGTTCTTCGTACTGTTTGAGTAATCCAAGATAGATGTTAAACAATGCACCGGCATTGCCGATCGATACGGGTTCCGGTTTGGTCAGGGACATCCACAATGCACGGGGTTCTATCCTCGGGCCACCCTGCGCCTTCCAATACTGGTCATTCGGGTCGCACCAGACCGGTGGTTCCGTTTCCAGTATCTGCGCTTGCATCGTGCGACTGAAAGCCTCAGACGCTGCCATCTGGATGGGTACACCTTTCATAAGTGGAGAAACCCCGTATGGACCCATATTCTCCAGGTGATAATTACCTGTTATAAAAAGTCGGAAGGGATAGGGGTTCTCGCGGTATCTCACGACCTGCAAGTTGGATCCCATCGCCAGGGTAACGATGCAGTTAGGCAGGAAGGCATCCTTCCCGCTGCGGGGGATAACGCAGTCACCTTCGTACTCCATCAGGTGAACGTGTCCGTCTTCGGTATGGAGTTTGGCAATATTGGCTGGCATCCAGCCACCACTCATCGTCTGCGTGTCTCGGCTTTTCGCTGCCATCTTGAGATCAGTCAGTTTCTGCCGGTAAGTGCGGATAACCGAAGGGGCAATCATCATCCCCTCTCTCGCTACCATCTGGGCAGAGGTATCGAGATAAGTGTTTTTAATATCTCCGGGAACAAGCACCGGGATCTCCTCCCGTGACCGGAAGGTTCCGCGATAGTCATTCGAGAATACTTCTCGTTTAACCCAGCGGACATGACCAATGTAGGTTCCGTATTTGAACGCTTGTACGTTGAGACAGTCCACAGCAGCACGGAAATCGTACTGACCGTGGAAGTGGGCGAGGATTGCCTGGGTGAGTGCGTTCAGATCAGCTTGGTCTGGGGAGACAGGAGTCGCAGACTCGTCCCCGGAGATAAGCAGTGTGGATTCAACAGCACGCAGGTATTCGTCCGTAGACTTGGCATGACAACGAAACCACTCCTTCTCCCGTGGGAATAGAAGTCGTCTTGCGTCAGCAGTCAATACTTCCAATGCCTGTGCCTGTAATGGCAGTTCCATCTCCGGCATCCAATCAGTACCCGGTCGCTTTTCCCGTGGAGAGGGTTTCATGCCGACCTGACGATCGACTTCCTTCCACTGTTTCTCCAGGTCTTTCCTGCGGTCCTTTCTCTTATCGAAATCCGCTTTTATAGATTCAGCAAGTCTGCCGAAATCTCTTTTATCAAACCGTCGAGCCATTAAATACCTGCTGGTTGTCGTCTAATAGTTTCTGCGCGTCTTCACGCGATAGTCGTAGTCTTTCGTAGCTGGATAAACCTACTGAATCAAACCGGTACTGCGCCATGTGCATCTTTTCTTCTTTACCTATTGCGTAAACAACTTTCCAATGCGCTTCTTCCCTATCCTGGTCCGCATGGGAAAACTGTTCTGCGTAGTAGCCGTCTCCATTTCTCAGTGCTAGTTTTTGGAGGTTGTCGTAGCCTGATTGAGACAGGATTTCACCGAATTGTGTTGGGGTCATGCACGCATACTCATAACGGGTCGGGTGTATCGTTCTACACGCATCGGAACGTCAGTCGTGCCGTAGCGTTTCATCATGATGCCGTACATCGTCGCCTTGACCATATCGTCTCGCACAGCGACCAGTCGCCCCTCTTTACGATGTAGATTCCTGAACTCGGCAAACCATTCGGACAGATGGGAGAACACGTAAAAGCGTCCGGTCTTCATCCGCTCAAGCATTTCCATCACGATCGGTTCGATCGGCTGTGCGCCACCTTTGTCCTTGTCGTAGCGTGCTGATATCCCCAGCATATTGACTCCGGCATCTGCATAGTGATCCCGAAGTGTCTTGCCTCCGGACTTCTCCCGGTTAAGACCATCGTGCGGGAAAGCAACCGGCACCCACTCTCCTCGTTTCTTAATTGCATCCGCATGGTAGATCGGGGTTTCGTTTGCACGCTTGTAAGCGTCGTACACGTACAGCGTGTCGCTATCACGGTCCCAAGCAATCCAGGCAGCAGCACCGGGGTGACTTATCCCGAAATCGATTCCGCAGATTCGGGTCCAGTGAGATGGAATCTCAAAAGCGGGTACCGAGATAGATCCCTCATCCACCGGGAATACTCTGCCCTCTCCCATCATCGGCACACCACGGGTTCTCGCATCCCTCTCGTATTCGGGATAGCTGGAGATAAACCGGGACTTGTCTTCTTCGGACAAGTGCTTGGCATCGTCCCACGTAGCCGTTTGCACGTAGGTGCCTTTCTTGCCGTCCTCGAAATGACGGACCAGATCCGTCTCACCCAGGAGAGGCGTAAAGGTTACAAATAATCGACCTTTAGAGGTGATGATACGGGTCAGGCATTCTGTATAGATTCGGAAGTCATCCGGTTCTTCATCTATCCAAATCCAGTCCGGGGCCGTACCCTGGAACT